CCGATGGTTGGCTCGACATTTCCGCCGCCGATTACTTCGGCGAGAACGGATTGCGGCGCTTGCAGAACGAGACCGACGCGAATTATCGGACGCGGATCAAAATCAACATCGTGCGCGAGCGCGGCACACGCGCGGCGATTACGAAGATTCTGACCGACCTCACCGGGCGCGCGCCGACTATCATCGAGCCGACCCGGCCGCAGGATACGGGCGCATACCGCTCGGGCGGCATCGGGTACGGCGTCGCCGGCGCATACGGCTCGCTGCTGCTCAACTATCAAGCCTTCGTCACCGCGTACCGTCCGGCCGGCTCGGGCCTTCCCTACCTTCAGGGTTACGGCACATCGCCCGGCGGATACGCGACGCCATCGCGCGCCGCTTACGCAAACATCGGCGACATGACGACCGGCGTCACCGATGCGGCGATCTATGCCGCGATCGCTTCCGTTATTCCCGCCGCGACGATTGCATGGGTCGCGATCAGTAACTAATCCCCGCCGATATGCAGCACCAAGCCCGCCGCGAGCGGGCTTTTTCTTTTGGAGAACCATCATCGACCGCGTAATTATTTATCCGGGCCAAGTGCCGCTTGAAACCGACGTATTAAGCACGAACAAAAACGCGATGTTCGCGCTCGGTCAGTTCGCGCAAGACGTATTCGGCACGAGCACGATTTTCAGCGGACTTGCGTGCGTTCCGAACACGCCGGCGGCAATGAACGTCATTGTGCAGCCGGGCGCCGTGTACGCGCAGGCGGCGCTCGATGCGACTGCTTACTCGTCGCTCGCGGCCGACTCGACCGTGACGATGAAGCAGGGCATTCTCAAGGCGGCTCAAACCTTCGCGACGCCGGCGCCGGTGACAGCCGGGCAGTCGATTGTCTACCTGATTTCCGGCGCGTTCCTCGAAGCGGATACGGGCGCAACTGTTCTTCCGTATTACAACGCATCGAACCCGGCGCAAGCGTACAGCGGCCCGAACAACCTCGGGACGTCGCAGAACACGCTTCGGCAGGATACGGTTCAGTTGACGCTCACTACTGGCGTGCCGGCGACGACCGGCTCACAGTTGACGCCAGCAACGCCGGTCGGGCAGACCGCGCTCTACACGATCACGGTTGCATATGGTGCTTCGACGGTTGTTGCAGGAAACATCGCGAAAGTTTCGGGCGCTCCGTTCCTGTCAAGCTCAATTCTTGCGCAGATTCAGGCGCCGGTTCCTGGGCGCCTTCTGCGGACGAGCGTCTACTCGATCGTCAGCGGCACGCAGCAGGTGTCGGTAAATGGCGGAGCCAGCACAACTACGGGCGCGACGACTCATACGCCGCTTGCGGCGACAACGCTGTGCGATGTTGAGGTGCAGGGCGGCGGCGGTGGCGGAGGCGGCTCAAATGCGATCACTGCTGGCCTAGTCAGTAACGCAGTTGGCGGCGGCTCGGGAGGTTACGCGCGAGGCGTCTATGCGCCAGCAACGCGAACCATCACAGTCGGTGCGGGAGGCGCAGGCGGAATTGCCGGCAATAACGCAGGCGGCGCAGGCTCCACGAGTTCTTACGGCTCTGCGGCTACTGCGACAGGCGGCGGTGGCGGCGGCGGCGGTGGGCTTGGCGCTTCCCCTCCTTCTACCAATGGCTTTTCCGCATCAGGGGCCGGCTCGGGCGGGACGATTGTAAATACGGGTGGCGGCATCGGATCGACGCCAATTTCGATGACCGTAACAAACTGCATCTCGGGCCCAGGTGGTAGTTCGTACTATGGCGGCGGCGCATCAAGTGTGTCGATCAACCAAGCCGGCGTCGCGGCGTCGACGCCGGGTTCGGGTGGGGGCGGCGCCTGCTCGGCTGGCTCTGGCTCATCCAACTTGCCGGGCGGCGCCGGTGCGGCGGGACTTGTTATTGTGCGGGAGTACTCGTAATGAAAACGTATGTCTACGTCAATGATGGCGTCGTGTGGGAGATTGTTCGCCCGATGGTGGATGGCGACGAAAATGAAATACCGCTTTCGTCTCGCTATACGTCATCCTTCTGCTCTCAGTGTGTTGATGTAACCGGCATGCAGCCGCCGCCACAGGAGAACTGGACGGCGATTGAGGATGGCGGGCAGTGGTCATTCTCCGCGCCTTCCGCATAGGTTGAATTTCAGGGGCGGCTCTCACCGCGCGCCATAGATCGACTTTTCCATTAGCACCGACAGGGAATGATCGAACGAGGATTGCACTGCTACCCCGCCCGAGCGCTTTTCGGGCAACATCACGGCAGCGGCGAGTCCGCCCCATATCTGACCTTTGATGTCCTCCCTGTCATAAAGCATTCCGGGCACGAAATCCAGGTCGACACCGTGAATATGCGGACTGGCGTCCCAGGGCGCATCAATGATTCCCTTGCGCACAGCCGGGTTCGAACTGTCGTGCATGAGGATGACGGTCGCCCGGTGCTTGGGTCGGTAGTTCAAACAATTCGCGATGTCGTTCCTTACGCCGGACTCCGAATGGTCGCCGTCGATCAGGATAAAGTTTATCTCGCGCTCTGATGCGTTGATCTCTTCGATGATCGGCGGAAGGGTCGCCGCTGAATTACCCGCGATGAAAGACACGTTCGGGTATCCCGGCAGAGTCCTATCGTCAAGGTCGAATGTGTACACGCTCTGACTCGCTGCGGCGATTGACCGAAGACTGCCGCCTAAAAATGTGCCGATTTCAATGCTCACGTCGGGGGTTGTTCGGCTGAGCACGTACATCAAGGCTGCGCGCTCACTGAACTGCATGTGCCAATCCTGGTTGATGCTCGGATCAAATAATGCGTTTTCTAGCGAACTTTTCAAGATTTCTCCATTAATTGAAAATATTTTGCGCGGCCATTCGAGCGGCACAACCCAAGATTTCCGGCCGGAAGGATTTTAACCTTATCCAGTCGGCAAAACTGCAAATAGATCAACAAGCCGCCTTCTGGCGGCTTTTTCTTTGGATGATCGATGGATTTCAACATTCTCAACGGCTGGCTGATTCTTATCGCGACCGGTTGCGGCGCCGTCATTTGGTGGATGTTTCGCAGTATGCACTCGCGCGTCGAGAAGCTTGAAACCGCGCATGCGGACTTCAAATTGCATTGCGCCGAGACCTTCGTAACGTCGAACACGCTCGAAAAGGCGCTCGACAACCTCAATCGGACAATCAACGCCGTATTCGCGAAGTTGGAGCGCATCGAAGACAAGCTTGATTCGAAGGCTGACAAGCCATGAACATCACGCCGGCCTTACTCGAAAACGCATGCCAGTCGATGACGGTGAACGCGGCCAAATTCGCCGCACCGCTGACCGCCGCATGCGAGCGCTACTCGATCAACACGCCGCAACGCCTCGCGGCATTCCTCGCCCAGGTCGGCCACGAATCCGGCTCGCTCGGCGCGACGTCCGAATCGTTCAATTACGCGATCCCCGCGCTGATGGCGACGTTCCCGCGCGTGATGACGTATGCGGTCGCGGTGAAGTACGGCCGGCAACCGAACGAGAAGGCGATTCCGCTCGACCGGCAAGCGCAGATTGCAAACATGGTCTATGCGAACAAGTACGGCAACGGCAATGCGGCGAGCGGTGACGGTTGGAAATATCGCGGCTCGGGCCTCGTGCAGACGACGTTCAAAGCGAACTTCTCGGACGCTGCGAAAGACATCGGCGCCGACATCGTTGCGAACCCCGACCTCGTGCGCACCGACCCGGCAACTGCGGCACTCGTCGCGGGCTTCTTCTGGATCAATCACGGCTTGAACGCGCTCGCGGACGCCGGCGAGTTTGATGCCATCACGCGCCGAATAAATCCTGCACTCGTCGGCGCCGATCAGCGGCGCGCAAGGTGGGCGAAGGCGAAAGCCGCGCTCGGCATCTAATGCAACCGCCCGCCTCGCGCGGGCTTTTTTATGCCTATCACGAAAGAACACGAACTCAAAGAAACGCTGACCGTCGACGTCATCACGCCGGCGCACGAGGCGCGCACGACTACGCGACTTTTTGAATTGTCGAAAAAGCAACTCATGAAGCGCGAAGACCCGCCGCGCTGCTGGATATGTCGCCGCACCGCCGATGAAGTCGGCCCGCTCGAAGCGCATCACGCCGGCATTGAGCGATCGTTCGCAGAGGGTGAAATCGATTGGGAAATCGTGAAGCAAGATTTCCCGCATTACGACTGGACGCACTTCGACCCGGCGAACCCTTACGCCTTTGTCGACGACATGGAAGCGCAGGGCATTCTCCTGTGCAAGACGCATCACACCGGCAAAGGGACGGGCATACACACCATCCCCGAACCTCTCTGGCGCCTACAGCGCTATCTCAAAGACGGCGTTCAGTTCACTCCGACCGAAACCATCCATCACGACCATGTTTAAAAAACTGCTCGACCTCGTGACAGGCGACGACGGCGCGACGCTCGAACCGAGCTACGCGTTCTCCGCGCTCGCAATCCTGATCGGCCTCGGTCTCGAAATCTTTTCCGTCGTCGCTGGCAAGCCCTTCGACATGCAGGCGTATGGCATCGGCGCCGGCGCGCTGCTCACCGGCCTCGGGTTCTCCGCAAAGCTCGGCAAGTAATCCCCTCCCCTCTCGCAGTCAACAGCCCGCCTCGTGCGGGCTTTTTGTTTTGGAGAAGCAATGACGATTGGTTTGTCTGCAACCGCGCGCAATGCGCGACTCGACGCGATCACGACGCAAGCCGGCGCGAACGCAAAGATCAATTTTTACACCGGCTCCCGCCCGGCGACCGGCGGCACGGCGACGACCCTGCTCGCGACCGTGACGTGCGGCGCGACGCTCGCGGCGGCATCGAGCGGCGGCGTTCTCACTTTCAACGCAACGACTCCCGGAACTGCGGTCGCAACCGGAACGGCGACCTGGGCGCGGCTCACGACCTCGGGCGGAACGTTCGTCGCCGATATGGACGTCGGCACGGCCGGCCCGGCTGAAGTCGTCATGGCGACGACCTCAATCGTCAGCGGCGCGTCGGTCAGCATCACGTCGGGCACGCTCACCGAAGGCAACGCATAACGGGAGGTCGCAATGGCGGCTACCGTTGTCGTTGTAACAAGCGGGTCTAATTGGACTGTCCCGGCTGACTGTACGGGCATGCTCGATCTTGTCGAAGTTTGGGGCGCGGGCGCGAGCGGCAACGCTGATGCGCCGAACGGTTCACCCGGCGGCGGATCGGGCGGCTATTCGAGCAGCGCGGGTCTCACTGGCTACACGCCTGGCGCATCGATTCCGATCGGTCTCGGTATTGGCGGCGCTTCGTCGCAAACGGGATCGGGCTTCGGCTTCAACGGCACCGGCACATTTTTCAATGGCTCGTCGGTCGCCTCGTCGGCCGTCTCGGCAAATGGCGGCTCCGCTCCCGTAAGCGGATCGTCAACAGGCGGTCTCGGCGCAACGACGACCGGCGTCAATGGCACGACAAAGCGCGCGGGCGCTGCGGGCGGCAACGGGCGCAACGTCGCGAACGGCGGCGCCGGCGGTGGTGGTGGTGCGCCTGGCCCGGACGGCGCCGGTGTTGCTGGCGTCTCCGCGACAACGAGCGCGGGCGGCGCCGGCGGTAATGGTGACGCCAGTTTGGGCGGCACGAAGGGCACGGCAGGCGCGAGCACTGGCGTCGGCAACGGCGGCGCAGGCGCAGCGAACGCAAACGGCGGCGGTGGTGGTGGTGGCGGTGGTGGCGGAACGACCGGCTCGACGAGCAACGGCAACAACGGCGGCGACGGCGGGTTTCCTGGCGGCGGCTCCGGTGGCGGCGGTTGGGGTTCGAGTTACGGCGGCACGGCGGCAGGCGGTCAAATCCGCATCACCTACACGCCGGCGGCGGCTCCTAGCGGCACGATCGCAGGCACGCTCTCGGGCATCACCGGCGCATTCGTCGGCGCCGAGTCGGAATCGGGCGCGCTGTCGGGTTCGCTCGCTGGCGTGAGCGGTTCGCTCTCCGGCGCGCAGACGTTCGCCGGCACGCTCGGCGGCACATTGTCGGGCGTCTCGGGCGCGATCGCGGCGGCTGAATCCGTTCCGTCGACCATCTCGGCGTCGCTTGCTGGCGTCTCCGGCGCGCTCTCCGGCGCTGAATCGATTTCCGGCTCGGTCTCCGGCTCGCTCGCGGGCGTCTCCGGCGCGGTCTCAGCGAAACAGGCGATCAGCGCGGCGCTCGGCGGCTCGCTGGCGGGCGTCGGCGGCTC